TCGGTGATGAGGATGGTGCTGCGGTCGGTCGGATGTTTGGTTTCCCAGTGATTCCTAATCCGTACCTGAGTGCTTCGTATCCGATCTATCTTGCTAACTGGCCTCGTTTCCTGACCATCGGTGATGCTATGGAAATGAGCATCCAAATGATGGAACAAACCGCTCCAGGCTTTGTTACCATGTACGCGGAAAAGCGCATGGTGTCTACCGTTCGTGATCCGTTTGCAGGTGTGCGAGTCAAGGTATGACCATAGAAAACATCGTCATCGGTGCCCCCCGCAATCCGTTCAACTATGAAAAAGTTGAACAGATTTCCCGTGACGTTGTTACGCCTTGGCTAAATATTGAAGAGATCAGAGATCAAATAAACCTGTACGGTGACACATCCCAGGATGATTACCTTTACGGCCTTGAGTTGGCCGTAAGGCAGTTTATTGAGGACTATCTTGGGATGTCGATCTTCCCGATTGGTTATCGGGTTTACTACAACGCCAGCAGTCTGTATGGCGTTCCTCTTGCGTTAGACCTTCCCGCTGTCAGTCAGAATATGTATTCTAACCAGCCTGGACTTACTGTTCGCGCTGTTAAATTTTGGAATAGCTCTAACGTCCTGACTACGGTTGCGTCAACGGATTATTACTACGATCAAACTGGCAACAAAGTCATCGTAAATAGTCTTCCTACGAATTTCAGCACAATGCGGACAAGTCCTGTTTTATGCGAGTACACAACGGTTTCAAATCCGTTGTCTACTTACCCGATCATCAAACAAGCCGGTCTGATGTTGTTGACCCACTGGTACAACACTAGATCAAATGCTACAGAGAAGATTCTGCGTGAGATTCCGTTTGGATTCCACGCGATGATGCGGCCTTATAAGCCTCTTGTCCTATGATCACTAGGTTTGAGTCCATAAGCATCAACACGCTTTCCTTCGCCACATCACCGTTTGGCGAGCAAGGTGTAAGTGAAACTTTATGGTTCAAGACCCGAGCCAAAGTGCATGAGGTCAACAGTTCAATCAAGATTTCAGACAAATATCGTGATTATCACGACATCACTGAGTTTGAGATTAACTACACTCAAAACGCCAGAACTATCGTTGAAGACCCAGGTAACTATTCCATTACCTACGACGGGAAAGCGTGGCGGATTGAAGACGCAAAGTCAGACAACAATCGGCAGCACGTAAGGCTCTTGTGCTTCCGAAATGATCCTCAAACGGCAGTCTGATGGCATCACAAAAGAACCCGGTTGACTACGCTAGGGCTATTCAGGCTCAACTGGCGTCTATAGTCACGCCGGTTCCTGTGTATGCTGCATTCAACCGGAACTTTGCGCTTGAGCCTAAGTTTGTGACATGGCAACTTAGGAATGTCCACCAAGAAGTCTACACAGGTGGGAATCAAGCCAACAAAGGCATAGACAGACCCGTCTTCCAAATCTCTATTTTTACGCAGGGAATGGAAGACGGTTTCACAATCAGTAACCAGATACTACAATCTTTGCATGGCTACACTGGTATTTTCGGTGGGCCAACATATGGGTTTTGGATTGCCAAGGCGGATGTGTTTTGGCTCTACAATTCCTATGATGACAAAGAAAAGATGGCCCAGGTTTTTCTGGACTGCACACTAGACATCCCAACTTGAAAGGAAAATCATGGCTCTGCCAAATAAAGTTCTGCCTGGGTTTAGTGTGTCCATGTACGCACAGCCTTCGGCCACGCCTACTCCTCTGACCACTGCACAGTTGTCTTTGGTAGCCAGTGTCAGCCCTCTGGCTGTGTCTGGTAACTTGATGAACGTCGAGGCTGTGCCCGCGTTCGGTCAAGATGATGCAGTGGCAAATTATGCGGTTGCAGGCGCTCGACAGTCTGACAAGATTCCTGTTCAAAGCGCACCGACAAGCCTCACTATCACTGCCGCGTGGAATCCGACTGATTCTGTTCTGCTGCTGCTTCGTGCTGATGCCTACAACGGTACTGTTGACCGCACATTTGTGATTGCCGCTACTGAAGGTGCTAATACCGTGTATTACGCTTTCAATGGTCGCGTATCTCAATGGCAGATCGATGCTCAACCGGGCGCAGAAGCCAAGGCTGTTTTCACGATTCATCCCCGTGGAAACCAGTACGGTTGGTCTAACAACGTCTGAGGTGAATCATGGCACTTCCGAATAAGGTTCTTCCTGGCTTTACTGCGACTTTGTGGGCGCAGAGTGCGGCAACGCCCACCACGCTTTCAACGGCAAATCTTTCGGTTTGGGCTTCTCAGGTTCAAACCATTGTTGGTACTGCTGCTGGCGGTACTGGTTCTGCTGGTATGGCTATCCCTGTGGAGGCCATTCCGGCTTTTGGGCAAGATGATGCAGTAGTCAATTATTCGGTTGCTGGCGCAAGGCAATCTGACAAGATTCCTGCTCAGTCTGCACCCACTAGCCTGACCATTACGGCAGCCTGGAACCCTGCTGATACCGCGTTGATCCAGATTCGCACTGATGCCTACTCTGGGACTGTGGATCGCACTTATGTGATCTCTGCCTATGATGGCACTAACGTGGTGGCTTATGCCTTCAACGGTCGGGCGGCTCAATGGCAGATTGATGCCCAGCCTGGAGCAGAAGCTAAGGCTACGTTCACAATCCATCCTCGCGGTGGTCAGTTTGGCTGGAGCAACAACTAATGGATGAGATCATCGCTCAGATGGTCGAGTACAAGGGTGACCTCCGGGCTTTTGCTCGGGGGTTCCATGTAGACCAAGAGGAAGTCGAGTTGCTGTTGGAAGAGACAGAACCTGACACTGCGGAATACATCTGCCTTCAACTACTGAAACAATGACCACAATACAAAACACGAATGATCTGCTTGGGTTCTTAATCGCCCAAGCAGAGACAAGAAAAGATTGGTTTGGTTTCACTCAGCAAAGGCTTACTGCGGTGAGCCTTGCCCATGAGATTGCGAAGAACCATGCCAACACGATGAGCCCCGAAGAAGTGGTGGACTTCGCGGTTCGGGTCAACAATTCCATCTACGAAAACATCATAAAGCCAAGATAATATGAAGCTCTCTCAAGCCTTTGGGGATACGTCATCCCTTCGCATCAAATCGTTCGTCCTGGCAAACAAAACCTTTAAGGTTCGTGTTCCTTTGTCCAAAGAGATGGAGGACATGCAAGCCAGGATTGAGCAGGTTGATGAGTCCAAGTTCCAAACCCGCTATGAGAAGGCTGTAAAGGGCCTACAAGGCGAGGAAAAGGACGGGGACATCTATGTGGATGGTCGGTCCACAAAAGAGCTTGTACGCACCGCTATGCAGGTCGAGAACCGCATTGTCGAGATGTTCCGACTCTTGGTTCCCATCGAAGGGAATCTTGATGATCTGACCTATGAGCAGATTGAAGAGGAAATGCCCTTCACTGTTCAGTTGGAGATGATCAAGGGCATCCAAGAGGCTATCCAGCCTTCCTACGGGGACTCCCGAAAAAACTCTTAAGGGACACTTACTCACAGGCTCGGGCTTACGTCTGGGCTCACGGTGGGTGTCCTGACAACATCCCAGCAGACGACATGCGGAACATTGAGATCATGCTGCATGACGGTTATCTGGGCAACAAGGCTATGCTTTTGGCCTTGAGTGGCTTTGCTACTGGGAACCTAAACGCTAAACTCCGACAGGGGAACAAAGCGTTTGAGATGAAGGATATTCTTCCTTCAACCCATGAGTACATTGTTCCTCCGTTGACGGAAGAGGAACAAAAGGTTGCCGTCAACAACAATCTGATTTCCTTCATGGCTCAGGCCCCAGGCGCGGAGAAGTTGTTTGGCGTACACACCCAATGAGCGAGGGGTCAAGTTAGAGGGATTTGCTGAGTTTGAGCAGCAACTCCGGGACTTGGCTCAAGGCTATCGCGCTGACCTAGTTGCGAGGAACACCCTCGTAAAGGCGGCGCGTAACGCTATGGTGCCGGTGTATCAGCGGGTTGAGCAGACTGCTCCCTACGATGAAAGCAACACCGGACCAATCCATCTTAGAGACACGGTAAAACTGGACGCTCGAATCCCTCACGGCAGGGACAAGATGTCCAAGTACGTCAACGAGACGGACGCGGCCATTGCGGTTGTTTCGGTTAAGAAGAGCGCGGTGTCTTTGGCTCAGGAATTTGGAACAAGTAAGCTCAACCCTCAGCCATTCTTAAGACCATCTCTTGATTCTCAAGTAGAGACTGTACTTAGCGCATTGAAAAGCGAGTTAGCTTACATAATCCCTGCTTACGCACAGCGACTGAATAGAAGGAAAAAGTAATGGCATCCAGCAACATTGCTCGACTTGGTGTCGTTCTTGGTCTTGATACTGCGTCATTTACTGCTGACGTTGACAAGGCTATTGCTGAGACTAGAAACCTCAAGGCTGCCATTACTCGGGAATCTAATGCTGCGGCTAAAGAGATTGTTGCCCTTAAATATGCCACTGAGGACTACGGCAAAGAGGTTTCTAAGGTAACGCAGATTGAGCGAGAAATCGCCGCTGGAAGATTCAAGAACGCGGCTCCTGCTCTTCAGCAACAACTTCTTGCCCAGGCTAAGGCTTATGACGAAGTGGCCGCTGCTGGCAAGCGGACGATGGGGGTTCTGTCTGAGCAGCAGAAGCTCGCCATCACCTACCAAACGACCGACCTTGTAACGCAGATCGCGTCAGGCCAGAACGCCATGATTGCTCTGCTCCAGCAGGGAGGTCAGTTGAAGGATCAGTTCGGTGGCGTGGGCAATATGTTCAAGGCCATTGCAACCATGCTGACTCCGATGCGGGTCGCAATGGGTGGATTGGCCGCGACTGTTGGTGTTTTGGGTGTTGCCTTTTATCAGGGGGCAAGAGATTCGGCAGAACTCAGAGATCAGTTGATCCTGACAGGCAATTACGCCAACCTGACTCAAAAGACCTTCCTTGATCTTGCCGATGCGGTCAGTACAAAGACCAACTTGTCTATTGGCAAGACCAAAGACATCCTGATGGAGTTGGTTAAGTCTGGGAAGTTCACAGATCAATCTATGGGCTCTGTTGCTCAGGCTATCGCTAACGTCACCAAGTTGTCTGGTGAAACGGCTACTGAGGTTGCCCAGAAACTAATTCCTGCTTTTGATGGCGGCGCATCTTCTATTAAGTCTCTTAACGACAGGATGCACTTCCTGACGCTTGAGCAATACAAGCACATTGTTCTTCTTGATAAGCAAGGCAAGAGCCAAGAGGCGGCTAAGGTTGCTGCTGATGCGCTGAATAAGAAACTGCAAGACCAAGAGCGCCAAGTGGGAACTCTTGAGGGTGCATGGACTAAATTAAAGAACGCGGCTAGTGCGGCTTGGAATGCTCTTCTTAATATCGGTCGGCCACAAACGCTTGAAGAGCAACTGGATCAGATAAACCAGTTTATTAATGCTGCGGCAAATCAACTTAATAAGGCTAATCCTGACTCTGTGTACTACGGTAAGTTATTGCAGAGCTTTCAGGATTTTGTGTCCAAGCGTCAAGCAATCCTTGACAAGATGCAGGCCGGTGAAGAAGCAGCAAAGAAAGCACAACAAGACACGCAAGCAATTAACGATGAGGTTAAGTTTGGCGAAAAGCGCCGACAGCTTGCTTTTGAGATTGATCAAGCAATAGTCAAGAATCAATATGATCTTCGCAGGATGACTGCGAATGACATGATGACTATTGAGTTGAACGCTCAAGAAAAGATATTCCTTGCCAGAAACGAAATAGCAAAGAAGAATCAATTAGAAGCTGATGTATTTGTTGAACAGAATGCAAAACTACTTGCTCAACAATTAATTCAAATTGAGCAAGATAAGCAAAACCAACTGCGTGAACTAGCGAAGAAGCGTTACGCAGATGAAATGGCCGACCGTCAGAAACTTGCTGATGAGACCATGAATGATCTCGCTCAAGAACTATCGCGCAGGGATCAGATTTACAACCAGTTGGTTCAGGCTGGGCAGGCAGAAAAGGAAAGCCTTGAGTACGAGATGCAGAAACTGCAACTCAAGGGGTCTTTGATCGGAGCCTCTGACAAGGCGCTTCAGATTGCCATGCTGGAGTTGGAGACTCAAAGGAAGATCGCAGAGATCATGGCTAATCCTGATCTCAGCCCTGAGAAGCGTGATCTATTGGTCTCCCAGGCTCGAAGGAACCAAGGAATGCAAGAGATGTTCATCTCTATGCAGGACTCTCTGAAGGCCACCCAGCGTGTCTACGATGCCGTTTTTGGCAACATGGAGAAAGCTCTGGAGAACTTCGTTCGCACTGGGAAGTTGTCGTTTAAGGACTTGGCTAGGTCAATCATTCAAGACTTAATCCTGATCCAGTTGAAAGCCTCGGCAACGATGCTGTTTAATTCCTTCCTGAGAAACTTCGGATTCTCATTTGGATCGGCCAGCGGCGGAACTATTACCGGAGGTTCTGGGCTTATTCCTCGAGCCTATGGCGGTTCTGTTAACGCCGGGACTTCCTACATGGTTGGAGAAAAGGGGCCAGAAATGTTTGTGCCTCGCACATCTGGAACTATTGTTCCAAATAACGCCCTTTCCTCTACTGGAAGCTCCCAGGTTATAAACAACTACAACATTCAAGCAATCGACGTAAAGAGCTTTGAAGAACGTATCATGGGCAGCAGCACTGCGGTGTGGGCAGCTAATGCTTACGCTAATAAGTCTCTTGCCATTGGAAGAGGACGCGCATAATGTCGTTTCAATCGATAGTCGATATTCAGCAGTCAATGACTGTGAATAACCGGCGTACTGTCGGCCAGCAAGTCTCTCGAGGCGGGCAAATCAGGACTGCTCAGTACCTGACTGCTGTGCCTTGGGTATTCACCATCGTCCCGCATAACTATTTGTACTACCCACAGGTCCGAGATGTTATCCAGACGATTGACAACCTTGACCGTCAAACTGCTGCAAACATCACTTTTTCTAGCAGTAACCTTAGCTGGTTTACTGCTTATCGCGGTGGCCTATCTGGTGCCCAGGCGGCGGCGCTGACTTTGGCTTCTGTGCCTGCGGCTAACGCAACGACGATCTCTATCGGTAACCTGCCTGCTGTAGGAAACTCTGTAGTCGTCTTGGCGGCGGGAGATTTCATCCAACTAGGGTCTTACGTCTACAAAATAACAGCAGACGTTCTACGAGGCGGCGGGTCTACTGTGAACGCTACGATTCATCGTCCTGTGATTGGAGTGCCTTCTACGGGAACTCTGACGGCAGTAGGTTCTGCGGTGACTTTCCCTGTATACGCAGAGCAGTGCCCGACATACACTCTGACCCCAATGACCAATGGTGCGTTCGTGAACTGGGACGGTCCTTTTGTGTTTAGGGAGAACGTGGCTCCATGAGTACGACAATGAACGCGCTTTCGAGCGCAAATATAAGACACGCTGAGTTTGTCAGGCTTCAGATTGGCAATCCAGTAACGACGACTTACTCATTCTGCAATGCCGCTGCACCCATCACGGTTAGTGGCATCACCTTCTCTAACCTCGGGATGTTGCTTCAGCTTGGGGACATTCCTCAAGACATCAAAAGCACATCCGACGACATCACGATTAGCTTGATGGGCATTGATCCCACCAACGTAGGATTGATCCTATCGTCAAATATCAAAGGCTCCACGGTAGAAATTTGGCGAGGCTTCCTAGACTCAAATAACCAGATCATCACTAGCCCGACGACTCAGTTCTTCAAGAGATACACAGGGATCATTAACTCTGTAGGTATCTCTGAGGACTTCAACGATCAGGCTAGGACTCGCGTAGCTACTTGTACTATCTCCTGCACCTCGATGAGGAAGGTTCT